CACCTTGACGAATCCCTTCACACGGCCGTGCCACTCCCTGAGGGGTGCAAACCTCAGGTTGTGAGCAGCCCGCTCATACCGCCGTCTCTTCGAGCCCGTGTAGTGAGAGATGAACTCATCACGAGTGAACGGGTTGGAAGGTCCCACGGCATCAGCGATGCTGCTGGCCAGTCCTTGTAAAGAGCGCCAGAACCCGCCTCTAGGGCGTATGGGCCTAGCGTAGCTCCCGTCGTCTTGTTTGACCAGGAAGCTCCTCTCCACGACCGCACGTAGTAAGTTGTGGCCACACTGCCTAAAGCAGCTCGTGGCCCTTCCGCACAGTTCCACGGACCTGTGGTACTGCCGGGCCCTCATGCACCCGCCAGGTGGGGGCTCCGTGATGCGCAGGTACTCGCCCTCCTGCAAGAGGCTCTTGGGTACCTCAAGCGTCGAGCCCGCGCACACGTCGGACCCACCATGGCGCCCCTACTTCCCGCCGGGGTCGACGTCCACCAGCCGAGACAGCCACTCCTCGGCCCAGTCACCGAAGCTGTTGGCGCCGCGGACCCACCCGAAGAAGGTCGGGGGGCCTATGTCGCGGTAAGCCCTTGCACGGTTCCTGGCCATCCTCCCCCTGAGCGCCGCACGTGCGCGCAGCTCACGCCGAGACGGAGTGACCACGCAGGCCACGACCATGTCGATGTGCTGTGCGATGTGGGCCTCTCGCATCCGGTGCTTGCGCATCTGACGCATCGCCATCTCGCGCAGTGGTATGGTGTCCACCACCTCGAAGCCGCGATAGGGGTATTGGTTCTTCAGGTAATTGACCAGCCACTTCATGTATGGCCCGGTCAGTGCCTGTCTCGGGTTCCCAGCAAGGGTCTGCAGTTGCACATCTGTCTCCGTGGACCCCACGGTCGACTCAGCGCTGCCTGCCTCCCCGTCAGCCACCGGCTCCTCCTCGTGGGTAAGTGGGGTGGTGTTGTCCACCTCACGCTGGTCTATCGCGTCTTCCATTTCCCCATGCGCGTCCGCTGCCTCGGAGAGTGCTCTCCTCTGGAGTTCGGGCGCACTAGGGGTGGCTAGCCCCATAGTGGCCGTAGCTGCGCGGACGTACGAATGGTAGATGAAAGCGCTAGAGAACTGCATGTTGTGTTTGTATTTCATAAGGGTGGAACGTTGTACGGCCTGCCTACCGCCCTCTTTACCTTTCGGCGGGTGGTGGTACCCTAAGAATGAGGAGGTTGACGGTGATCCGTCTGCCTGTCCCGTGCAGGCTTGTGGCTCTGAACCACTGCCCTGTCATGTTGACGCGCTTGCACCCGGGCCTCCAACAGAAAGATCACAGACTCTGCCAGCTCCTCCAACTCACTGAGTTCAACTCGGGAGAGGGGGTAGTCCAGTGGAGTCGTGAGCTCTGCCAGATAGACATGCAAGACGGGGTCGTCCGTGTTGACATACCCCTCCAGCCTGTCTAGCGCGTTGCACAACGCATAATAGTCGCACGAGCCATCGCTGGCTAGGCGTATGGTGTGCAACACAACC